ATGTTCGTTGAGCTGGTCTATGACAAGCGTAATGTTGATGGTTTGGTTGGCGCCAGAGAGATTATTCTGGCAGAGCTGACGAAGCGAGTGCACCAGATCTTCCCTGATGCCGAAGTGAGGGTGAAGCCGATGCAGGCGAACGGCTTGAATAGCGATGCCAGCAAAAGCGATCGGGAAAAACTGAATCGCATGCTGGAGGAAATGTTTGAAGAGGCCGATATGTGGCTTGTTTCTGATTCTCCAACAGTCCGTCAGGTTGGACTTTAATTATCTCTCAGGTACTATTCCCGGCGATTGCTCGGGCATGAACACTGAGCAACCACCCGCCGCCTGTTCTTGCATACGACAGGCGGCGGTTTTCTTTACGAAGCAGGTTCAGCCGCATCTTTCTGGCGCTGATTCCAGGCACTGCTTTCAGGCATATCGAGACGCACATCGATCCAACTGTTCGCCGGCACGTCCATCAGTTCACCTTTGGTTTTGATGATCTCACCTTCATCGCTCAGGATGTATTTGCGTTTATACAGGCGGATAGTCAGACCGCCGCTTTCGGTTTGCTCTGCTTCAACCACACCCAACTCGCCCATCCCTCCCGGATCCATCGGTGGCAATAACTGCCACCCTTCCGATGCCAGTCCCGCTGAACCAGTCAGGACATAAACACCAACATCCAGTCTTGAAATCTTGATCCCTTCAGCTTCTTCATTGGCAGTTCCACCTCCACACCAGCTGAAACCGTCAGAATCAATATCCTCACGCTGGCAGTCCTCACGGGATTTAACAACACGGGCGACAGGGGACGCCGCCTTCAAAGTACCATCACTTGATTTTGTCGTATTACCTGTCGTGTAAGCTTCATGATAGGCCCATGCGCTCCCACTGTAATAAGAGAACCAGGTACGACGTAGAGAGTATGCCTGATGTATTCGGGTTGGCCTGTTGCCCCGATTGAGAATGATGGAAGTTAGTCCTGTATTCGATGTCAGGCCCAACTGAGTCAGACCATCATTTTGATGTGAGGTAAATCCGGTAGGCGTGAACCCGTCCATATTATCGAGGGTTGGACCGTCCCCCTGGATAGCGCCAAGGTTGAATGCGCCTACCTGCATGACGTTTCCTGCGGCTGTTCCAACGTCCTTCGTGGCGCTACTTCCCAAACCGAGGTTTGTGCGAGCGTCAGCGGCATTCGTTGCCCCGGTCCCGCCGTCCGAAACTCCTACCGCCCCATTGCTCCCTTTCTGGACCATTTTGCCGATCGCCGGAATGGTTACACGAGCGCCGTTGATGGTAACGGTGATGTTCTGGTTTGCTGAGGTGGTGGCGAACGTCTCCCACGCGCCGATGTTTTCGTCATACTCGTTGATGAGCTGAGACATGCTCTGCGCCAGGCCGTCGACCGAGAGACTATCAGTAACAAGAATGCCGTATTTCTGTCCGCTCAACGCCGGAGACGCGGCAGGCGTAACCGTCAGTGACGTCGCACTGTTGATGGCGGTGATCTGAAACATCTGTACCGGGTTAGAAAGAACAAACAACGTCTGGCCAACCCGAATCTGGCTGGCCGGTGCCGTCCAGTTCGTGCCGGTGCCGGTGGCTGTATTTCCGTTAATGGCGATGGTGCCAGTGTTATAAAGCATATTTTCTCCAGGCAATAAAAAACCTCGCCGGAGCGAGGTTTGTTTTGAAACAGAATGAGTTATTGGCAGGTGGTGCTGGTGAACGTGTTGGCGCTCACCCAGGTCCAGTTAAATGGATAACCGGCGCGGTACTGTGTCTGGTTGTTTTGTTTACGGACTCCGTAGATCGGGACACTGCTTTCCTGTCCGCCAATCAGGGCTGTTCCCGTGCATACGGGTTGCTGCTTTTCAATAACTCCAGCGCAACCGGAGAGCAATACCGCTACCGCCAGGCAAAGAATCATATTTTTCATAGTGGTTATATCCCAGGGCATTCATGAAGCTACACAATAACAATATGAATCAACGGGATATAATTGATTTGGTAGATCAATTATTTGAAATTGATCGCTCAAAACGATCAATCATAGTTGGCGCAGTTGATGGCCATAATCACGTTCCTCAGATTCGAATACGTAACGTTCTGAAGGTTGCCGCCTGGGGTTGTCTGCGGCCTGGCGAATATCCGCGTATTGCTTCCCTCAAGTTTTGCCATGCTCTTGTATATGGCCGAGTAGGGCTGCGGTTGTCCGCCAGCCGATATAACCCCGGTAATTAGCCCCAGCATGGCAGGCATACAGGCCCACTTCCCCGCCAGAGTTGTATTGATGTTGTATCCTGAGCTGGCATCCACCCCGGCGGTACCGAGGGTGACAACATCGCTCAGCGTGCGCGTTTCGTTTGTTAAAATCAGCGTCCCTGATGCATCCCACACAGCCAGCCCGTAGTCTGGCTTTGTCTGCGGGAAAATAGAGAAAAAATAAACGTACGCTGTGCCGGTTGCATTCGGTCTGAGAAAATCAATCGTGATGGTGTTCCCGCTTATCGTCTGAGTGATTTCGACCTCAACCGTGCAATGAACGAAGGCGACAACAGGCTGACCTGCGGGGAATGTGTGCGTCACTTTGGTATTGAACCCCGATGTTCCCTGAAGTGCCGCTGTCTTTCGCGCCTGAAGAGCGATTGGCGAGCTGTTCGCGGTCACCCATACTTCCCCGCTCGTCGTTGTCAGTAAACCGCCATACTCCGCCATTTATGCCCTCTCGATCTGGAAAATGAGATAAGCCGCTGCCGCAGGCTCAGTCCCTGCTGAGTAGTCGGTATCCCCTACTGCTGACACTGTCGCGGTTCCCCCTGAAATAGTGATCTTCCTCCGACTCGTTCCAAACTGATCACCGTTCATGACCTGAAAATAGGTAAGCCTGCAACCCGGTGGAAGCGCTACGGAGTAAGAGCCTGTTTTCTGGTTCTGGGCCAACTGGAGATAGCCACAAACACTGACGGGCTTAATGCCATAGTTATTTACCTTGCCTGATGTGTCCCAGGATTGAACACCGTATTCAGCCATAGTTTTCTCTTTCAAAAAAAAGAGGCCCCATAAGAGGCCTCCAGTCACCATGTACCAGTGATTCTCCCAATCTGCACCCTCAACACATTGTTGGAGTCCCGCACGCTTATAGTTTCGTTTGTCTGTTTCATTGCTCCTTCGCCCGCGGTTGAACCGTAGTTCTCAAGCTTGCCCGTCCTAAAGTTTATGGACAGGCCAGACTGGTTCGGAACGTAGTTAACCGAGCTGATTGTTTCAGCCAGTTTCGCTCGCGTGATAGTGGCATCACCTATTACCGTATCCCTGATAATTACCTGCCCGTTCTGGATAACGAACGGTAAGGTCACCGTGGCTCCGGCCTGGTGAGTAACGGCGAAGCGGTCAGCCAGGAAGATAACCTGCGACTGCATGCCGGACGGCGTATTCTCCACGCCTATCCCCATCCCTGCGGCGTAGTACTGGCCATTGCTGGATAACCCGACCTTGATGCTGTACATCGCCTTCAGATCCCCGTTAACGTTCGCGATGGCCTGAGCGTTAGTGGTAATGGCTGACGTATGCCCGTTGATGGTCGCTGTGATGCCGTTTATCTGCGTGGCCGTGGCCTGCTGGTAATCGGAAAACGTCTGGTTCAGGCTGTTGATGGATGCCTTGTTTCCGTTCACGTCAGTCTGCAAACTCAGCAGCGAACGCGCCGTTGCCTCTTTCTCGTTGACGATCACCTCATCAATGCGATCCAGCTGCGCGCTGTTACCGGCGACCGATGCCGACAGCGTTTTGCGCGCGGCCACCTGAGCCAGATTGCCCTGAATAATCGCGATGGCGGAGTTCTTCACTCCCCCCGCCATGCCGTCCACAGACACGCTGATGTTATCGATGCGCTGGCCCAGCGCGGTATCGGCCGTCGCCACTGTCTGCTCAAGCTTGCTCAAAGAAGAAGACACATCTCCGACCGTGCTCGACAGGTTTGTAACGCTGGTCTGAACCTTCCCGATATCCTGGGCATTTTTGGCAATTTCCTGCGCCTGTTGCGCCAGTTCGTCGTTGGCCTGTTTGATGTCGTTAGCCATGCCAGCAATTTTTTCATTGCTGTCCACCGCGTTCTCGATCAGGTCTTTGAACGTATCGGAGCCTTTCATGTCCTCCAGAATGGCATCGGTGATATCGGATACATCAATGCTGGCCTGTCCGCGCACAAAGTCTGTATACCCTGATTCGTTTCCGCTGCGGTCCACCAGCTGCGCGCGGTACCAGAAAATTTGCCCTGCCTTAAGGCCCATCTGCTGATACTTGCGCTGCGGATAGGGTACATCTGCCAGCAGCATCGCATCGTCTTCGGTACCGGTCAGGCTGTACTGAATTTCCGTCTTCAGCGTGTCGTCGGTGTTCGCCGGGAATCCCCAGCTAAGCTCGATACCGAAAACCACATTATCAGAAGCGATGAAGCCGACCGGTTTCGGCGGATTGCCCACTTTACCCGTAAGATTTACTTCTGATGATGTCACCCATACTGATGAAACGTCGCTGGCGTTCACCGCCCTGACACGGACCAGATAGCGACCCGAGTAGATACCCTGCACTTCAAAGCCGAGAGAAGACGTTCGGGGCACACTAATCCAGTTGCCGCTGTCACGCCGCCATTCCGCCTCGTACGCAACTGCACCCTGAACAGAATCCCAGGCAACGCGCATAGTGGTAATCGCAATGTTCTGGTTAACCGTAGAGTAACTGTCTACGACAATATTTCCTGGGGGAGCCTGAACCCCCGGTGGAATGACACTGACTGGCCGCTCGTCCAGTCTTGCGCCGGTATCAACAGCGGAATAGATATCAGGGTTGTAAGTCGTCCCGGTGACCTCGAAAGTGCCGTCGTTGTTGTCCCGCGTTCCCGTAACACGGAAAAGCGCTATAAACAGATCGTCAGAGTCCACACCCCAGTTACATTCAGCCTCCGGCGTTTCGCTGTAGGGTGTGGTGACAGTGACTGTGTTTCCGTTAACGGCCTGGACGGTTCTGGCCTGAGCTGTGCCTGATGGAAGATTCAAAAACAGCCGGTTCCCGGCCTTCACATCAGCGGCGCGATCGAGGGTTATGTTGCGGCCGTTAACCCCACTCACCCTGCCGCCGATAGTTCTTCCGGCCAGCTCGTTAGCAGCCACGCCGATCACCTCCCCGACAGGTGGAACGTCCATGCCCGTGCTGAAGGTCACCACCTCGCCGATACCGTTAGTGAGCAGCGCCCAGCGCCCCCGCCGGTTTGCCTCTGACTGCCTGGTGCAGCCGATCGCAGTCATTTCGAGCTGACGATAATCGAAGCGCATGGCCAGATCGTTATCGTAAACAGGCTCAGGCGTGTCTTTATAGTGGTTGGCAGGGTCTGACCAGTTCACCAGCGCGGCAGTGTTTCGGGTGGTTTCACTCGGATCCGCAAAGGTAAATTTTCCTTCAACAACGCTGGCGTGGTTATAGATGTGCCACACATCCCGTGGCATATCAGCCAGGACATACATCTTATTGTCGCCCCAGTACGTCATGCCGCGAAATATACCCGCCAGATCACGAAGTACAGTCCAGGCGTCATTACGGTCCTGGATATAAACGTTGCAACGAAAACGAGGCTCCGTCCCACTTCCGCCCTTGCCATCTGGTACCAGTTGATCGCAATACTGGGCGATGCGATAAAGCTCCCATTTGTCTATCTGAGTCGCATCAATTCTTTGACCCAGCCCGAAGCGCTCGTTCAGAATGATGTCGTAATAAATCCAGGCAGGATTATCCGTCCATGCCCATTTAAATACGCCCTCCCATGTACCAGAATAAGTGCGGGTTTCGGGATCATAAGTATCAGGTACACGGATGATTCGCCCTTTCGGATTACACACAACCTGAGGAATGCCATTAGGGAACTGCTTTGCGTCAAACTCTACATACAGCAGCGCTGTGTTAACGTAGCGAAGTTTGGCGTCAATAATTTCAGTAACGGCCACAACGCGCATGGTGTCGACGATATTCACGCTCGTGGAATCCGGCGTGATTCTGCGAACCCGCAACTGCCATCCAGTCGAGGCTTTCGGAAGATTGACGCGGTGACTGCGCTCATAAAGCGACGTGGTTTTGTCATCAACAGCACCGTTAACCACCGTTTCATACGGCCCGCCATCGACCGACAGATCGATAGCATACTCTACGCGGGTGCCGACTTTATCGCCGTTGTTTTTCTGGAGTAAAAGAGTTGGCCATCCCAGGCGAATTCGCAGCGCAGAGAGCTGCGTGTTGGATACCGCGCGCACGTACGGCACAGCCTGTTTCAGCTCGTATGAAACCTGAAGTTCGTTTTCAATGCCGGGGAAGCCCTGAATGTAGTCCTGGTCCTGAGTACCGGAACGGAACTCATATTTCACATTATTGAAGTTATAACTTCCGTCGGCGTTCTGAAGAGGCGTGTAGGAAGATGAGTCACCAAGAAAAATGTTTTTACCATCAAGCCCGCCAGCGAACTCACCCTCTCCAAGCGCAATCAGCACCTTTGCCCTTGCAATGGACTGAATGCTGTCCGGTGCTTCAATGGGTGTTCGGGTCTGATTGCTGCCACCTTTACCGCGGCCTTTGATGATTGTCGTCGTCATATCGCGTCCATAAAAAAGCCACCGTCAGGTGGCTTGCAGTACGTGGTTTGGTTTATTGCTGATCTTCTGCATAAACCCCGGCGGATATAATGGCGCCGCCAATTTCCCGTTGCCCATAAAGCAGGGGAACGGGATTGCCAGATGCTGTCGTGTTAACGGGACCACCAAACGCATAGGAGGGTTTGTTATCAGGTTCCTGACGCATTCGCAGACCTGAAACCTGAGGAGAGAGCATCTGCACTACACCACCAACGGCCATAGAACCAGCTGCGGCATATAGTGCCATTTGTGTGCTTGCTGCCCATCCTATTGGGTTCCACCAGGTAAAGGCCGCAATTGCGGCGGCAGTAACAATTTGAAAGAGCCCCGCCCTTTTACTACCGCGTATGACAGGGATAATACGGAGCTCATCACCAGGCCCAAGAAGATCAAACTCTTCCTTGCCTATGTTTATTTGGTTTCGGAAGATGACAAAGTCCAGCCCTTTCGCTCTGGTCTCTCGCAGGTAGGCATCAAATCCGTCAATGGTGTTAGAAAGTGCCCTGAACACTTCGCTGGCCGACGTTAGTGCGCGGCGATGTGTCCTGCCAAATCGCTGAGCCATTGAGCCGCTGAGTTTGATAACGGTTTTTCTTTCCATTACATCAAATCCTTATAACGCAGAATTTTGATGGTACGGTCACGGTAATAGCCACCGTAGGGAATACGCTGGCTTAGCTGGCCATACATGTGATGCAGTAGCATGTTGCCATCAAGCAAAATCCCGGCATGGTTCGGGACGGTGGACTGAACCTGCATGATAACCATGTCACCTGGCTGAGCGGGACCGTCGTACTCACGAAAACCGCATTCCTGCCAGTTGTCCATATAGAGGTTTTCACCCTGCTCCCACCAGTGGCGATCTACGCTGTAGTTGGGCAGTTCAATGCCGTGTTCGATGCGGAAATAGTCCATGATGAGAGACCAGCAGTCTGCATATCCGAGAACAAACTGGCGCCCTGTGAGGGGTCGGTCTCCGCGAGGCATGACGGTGCGAATGTCGCCCTCCGGCCACGATGCAATAATCCACGGCAGTTCCGTGGCATCACACATCAGCATGTCGAGCTCGCTCGGTTGGGTTGTTGCCCCGTCGCCGGGGTGACTGTGGACGATCGCCACCACAGTTCCCTGCTCTTCGGCGGCCGCATAATCCTCATGATTGAGTTCAAATTGCTCAGTCGGCGACTCAGCATTATTTTTGCAGGGGATGTATTTCTCCACCCGCCCCTTCTGAATAACCACGCCACAGCACTCCTCGGGGAAGGATGCGGCGGCATGCGCCAGAATGGCGCTAACTGTTTTGTCGCGCATGATTATCCTCTCAGAAGTGAAGCCCCGGGGAACCCGCCATAATCCAGCTGCTCATTCTCTCCGAAACGAGGTTTGCAGCCCGTTGACAGCAGTCCGGAGCAAACATCCTGTGAAGGATCATCCACCCGGTTGCCGTCTTTATCGAACCAGCCGTTTTGCCCGGCGTAGGTGCAGCCATTCCCGGTTTTGTACCAGCCCCGCATACACCACGTGCACATTGGCTGAATTTGCCGGGTCGGAATGAGTTGCCCGCGCAGATCGGCTGGACTGGAAAGCTCAAACTCTACGGTTTCATCGTCTGATCCTGATTTACGGTCGATGTAATAAACCTGTTTGCGCTCCTCGTTGGGATTCGCAGTCGGGTTCCCGTCAGGAAAATTTCTTACGTCCAGATAGTGGGCGAAGGTGTCATGGATGATCACCTTTGCTTTAGCCATCCCCTGAAATCTTCGGCACAGCGCGCCAATCGTGCCGCTGATGTTTGCAACGGTGAGAGACGGCCGTGAACTCTGGCCGTCACTGCTGACAGATATGCCGGTCAGTTCATACGGCCACGCGCCATACTCCTGCCCCTGCCACCACACCGACTTCGGCTCAAGTTTTGACTCGTCGCCGCCTGCGGCGATGATTTCCGCCTCGGTATGCGGAATTGTCTCGTTGTGAAAGCGAAGAATACCCGCACCGAACGCTGAGCCGTCCACCTCGATCAGGCGGACGCGCTTACCCGGTTCCAGTTTCTGGACATCAGATGAAATACTCATGGATGGTATGCCTGTATGAATGTGCTGCTGAGGGTGTATTTTTTGTTGCCGTGGGTAGATATCTGGAAGGATTCCGCGCGCCATAAACCTGAAGGCTCAAGCGGTGGCTTCCAGATAAATGACTTCCACCCTGCATGTCTGTTCAGAAAGTTTTTAATGGCCTGAATGTAAGCCTCGTCGCCGGTAAAGCTCACGCTCCACTGAGGTGTTACCGGGTTGATGCCGTCCCCGGCCACCTGTGTATAGCCATCGCCAAACTGCGCCTTTCGGGTACGAAAACTTGTATCAACCTGAGAGGCAACCTTTGGGCACCAGCTGAAGGTTTCGACTGCCATGGTTAAACTCCCTTGATTAATCGCCACAGAGGCGAGCCCGGCATGCTGGCCTGTTCGTTAATGACACCAGTGATGGCATCCTTAAGCTGCCTGCCTGCTGCTCCGGCAGTACCCTGACTGGACGCCTGTGGAGAACCGCCCTGAATATTGATATCGCCGAAGTTAACTGAAGGCACGCCGCCAGAGACCTGCGGCATCCCTACTGCGCGAACAGCAAGATCACCATTAGGTGCCCGCGTGAGGGGCATAATGGCTTCAGGACCTGCCTCGCCGAAAATCCCCGCACCCTTGGCAAAAGCAAACAGCTGAGGCGTCTGGAAAACGCCATTGCTGTAAGCGCTCAGGGACGGAGAGTCGTAAACGTTACCCTTCGCATTAAATGTGAAGTTCGCGCCAGCATTCTGAATGGCGGTACCGCTGCTGGCGGTTGCGGCTGACGAGGCACCAAAACTGAACAGTGATCCAATTGAGCTCACGCCATTAGCAACAGCCATGTTCACCAGAACGTTCTGGATGATCTTCAGTACGCTCACGCCCCAGTCCTTCCAGCTGTCAACGTTGCCATTGAGCATGTCGGTGATCGTGGTGACCGCGCCACCCATGGCCTGCTTCATGCCGTCAGCGGCCATGGAAGAATAATCAGTAGCTTCGTCCACCCAGTTCGCATAACCCTCAGACAGTCCCGTCATCCAGTCGTCACGCTGCGCATCAGAAGCTGCGTAATATCCCTCCTGGTCGCGCAGGCGCTCTTCGAGGTAGCGCTTATTAAGTGCCAGCCCCTGCTGATAGAACGTCTCGTCGATTTCACCAGCCTGACGCTGGCGGAGAAGATCGGTATTCTTCTGCTCAAACTCCTTACGCAGATTGAACTGCTCCTGAAGTCTTTCACGGAACCGGGAGCCCTGCCCGTATCCCAGCAGTTGCGCTTCATTGGCTGCGCGGGCGCTGGCGTTACTGTCGGCGAGGTTGGCTTCGTAATTTCGCAGTTGCTCACGCAATTTAACCTGGTCAATCAGCGTAGCATTCTGCAATACCGTCTTTTTCTGGGCTTCTGTCAGAGAAGCAAGTTCGCCCTGGCTGACCTGGTATTTAACCTTCGCCAGTTCAGTATTCTGGCCTTGCAGGGCAATCTGCTCTTTTTGCTGCTTGATAAGGCGCTTATACACATCCTCGGTTTTCTCGCCTTCGGTTTTACCACCCTTCGCCTTAGGTTTGTTGGCCTCATTATTCCGCCATTCAGCAAGACCGTTATTAATCAACTCCTGACGGCCTGTCTGGAATTGCGGATCACTGGTTAATCCCAGGTCATCGGCTGCATAACTCAGTCGCAGGCGCTCTTTTGCTTCACCCTTCAGGCGTGACAACTCCAGATCCCGGCGGCTCTTTTCGAGGGCATCGGTTTGCTTTTTGTCGAGATCGGCCTGCGGAAGTCTGAGCGGGACGTTAGCCAGCCCCTGACGCGCCATAAGGAGTTGGTTACCCAGTCCGAGTAATCGATTAAGTTCATCGTGCTGCCCATTCATCAACAGAAGTGATTGATAAGCCCGGTTCTGATTCGCTGCCTCCTCCCGAATTAGCGTCACACGCCGATGCTCAAGACCTTCAAGAACCTGTTGGATAGAGGCAGATTTCTCCTGCATCTGGGCAAGCCTTTCCTGCTCAACAGATAACTGTTCAGTGGCTGTAGCCAGTCCACGGGTCACGGTATCCAAAGATGTCAGGTGGTTAATCATGAAACCACCGCTGGTCGTTGGACCGGGATTACTGATCACTGACTGATAACCAGCTATCTGCTCTTTCAGATTTTCTATCTTGCTCTTTTGTTCATCTATCAGCCTGTTCTGCTCATTCAATGCTGCGCGCGTTTTCTCAGCATTGTCTGAAGCTTCAGGTAAAGACATTGCCTTCGACTTTTTACTGACTTCATCAATCGTGGTGGCGTATTCCTGCGCCGAACGCCGAGCCTGCTCCTGATTCTGATACATCGCATACCAGGCTCCTGCTCCCAGCATCACCAGACCCGGCACGCCGCCAATCAGGCCAAGCGCACCACTCATCAGGCGAGTGCCGACAGATGTTACGCTATTGAGATTGCTTTGAGTCGAAACACGATTTGAGATGTTACGGTTTAAAGCAGCCTGAGCGGCAGCCAGACGCCTTTCAGCGACAGCCTGAGCGTCGGAATTTTTAGCCGCTACCAGCCCTGCCTGCGCGCGTTCAAGTGCTGTTCTGGCTCGCACCTTTTCCGTAGCTGTGCCACTGGCAAGAGCGGTAGTCAGTCTGGTATGGGCCGCAGTGACTTTTGCTTCAGCCGCCGCGACCTTTTCTTGCTGAGCCGCCTGAACATCTGCACTTCTTGAACTCTGTACTGCTTGCTGAGCCCGATAAACTTCAGCCCTGGAAGCCGCAACAGCAGACTGCGCCGCTTTATCCTGCGCGACTGCAAGGGCAACCTCTGATTTCGCAGCTGAAATTAGCGCACCTGTTGCACTCGTGGCACTGGTTACAACTCCGCTTAGGTAGCGTGCCAGTCCCACGCCAACAAGCGCCCCAGCGACTGTTGTAATTGTTGACATATTGTCAGCAACGTCACTAAGCGCGCCGCTCACTGCTGATGAAGTAAAAGAATCAAGCGTCTGGGCAACATTATCCAATCCGCCAGACAACGCATCAGTAGCACCGGTTGCCTGGTTTACACCGCCCACCCAGGCCATGAATGAGTTAGTTACTTTTTGAAGGGATCCAGAAACCGTTTGTGGCATGCTGGCAAATTCGCCCTGCAATGCTCCTAACTGGCTCATTAAAGCTGGGACAACCTTATCGATCGTAAGCTGTCCCTGGTCAGCCATGCTCTTGAGGTCTTTACGGGCTACACCCATTCCCGCAGCCAGAGCGCGGATTACCCGATCACCGGCTTCGTTAACGGCGTTAAATTCTTCGCCACGAAGAACGCCTTGTGCGAGCGCCTGGCTGAATTGAGTGATAACAGAACTCGCTTCCTGGGTGTTAGCCCCAGAAAGTTTGAGGCCGGTAGAGACAGCTTCTGTAATTTTCAGAACTTCGTCAGAGCTATAACCGTACTCGCGCATTGAGGCTGCTGCGCGGGAAAAAAGGTTTGCGTTATCTGAAAATGCCGTGCCGGTTCTTTGGCTGATTTCCATTAACTGACGCTGTGAAGCGGCAAAATCATCAGCAGAAGATGATGCCTGTTTAAGGCGAGCGTTTACGGAGTTCCACTCATCAGCAATCTGCGCAATTTTACCCGTTGCAAAAGCTGCCGTAGCTGCGGCGGCAGCCCTTCCAGCAGATGCAAATCCGGCAGTCAAATCAGAGAGCGCCCTTTCGCTCTCTCTGGCAGCAGCAGCGGCCTGCCGACCACCATTCTGCATAGTGCGGTAATAATCCTGCCCCATTCGTGAGGCGCGGGAAATTTCCGTCTGGAATGATTGCGAGTTAGCGGAAATTTTAATAATCAATTCACGTAATGTTGCCATCACATTTCTCCAGGCGAAAAAAAACCCGCCGAGGCGGGTTATTATAATGAGATAATTAATTTCATTTGCATTCTTTGATTATTTCCAAAACTTCCTTTTCAGAAATTGGTACGAAGTCAGTTTCAGAACGTTGATAAGAGATTAAAGATTGACTATTGTTTTTTTTAACCTCTACCCTATGAAAATACTTCATGCGGGAGAACTGAATCGCACCAATATAAATCTCCAAACCTTCCCCATCAACTAAGTTATTGGTAACAACTTTTTCTGGTATTAAAAAATCTAGTTTATCTAGTATACAACCACTTACGTCATCTGCACTTCTGCTTGATGAGAAAGAAAGTTTTTTATTATTCTTTATATCGTTCCTTGTATCACCAGCACAACCCGCAATCAGAAATATTATGAGTATTAAAATTTTCACCATAATCCCTCCAGTTAAAGAGGGATAATATTATGAATGTAGCAAAATGTCACTGAGTTGCAGCAGTTAGCGCCGCCTCAAGCCCTGCAAACGGGTCCTTCGGTTCTGATTGCTCATCACCACCCCATCGCAGGATCGCATCGTCCAGCGGTACTTTTGCCCCCTGCGAACCGTAGATGGCAGAGACGAGCTGGGCTGCCTGAATGTCGCCACGGATATCGCCAACCGGACTTTGCCTGTCGAACTCAATCCACATCAGAAGCTCGCTTGCAGTCATGCTCTGCCGTAGTTCTGAAAGCGTGCGCCCCATCCGGAGCGCAAGCGACATCAGAAACTTTACGCCGGGGGTTGAGACTTTTCCCGCGCTTCGTCCGCGTTGTTGATCAGGTCAAGCGCCTGCTTGAGCAGGCGTGAATGGACGGGGCCGTAGATTTCACGCACCTGCTCTTCTTCGTCTACGCTGAATACCGGTTGCTTATCGGTGTCGCACAGGACGTCAATGAAGAGCACCACGTCAGCGCAAAGATTACGGTGTGCCTTTTCCGATACCGACACATTTTCATCATCAGCACCCGCTTTCACCACCTCCTGCCAGCGCAGCCAGGCTTCTCCAGACGGCTCACGGAGAACCACTTTGACGCCTTCCCACTCAGGAACGGCGACCGTCTTATGACGAAATCCCGACATCTTAGCCAGGGCGAGATTTTTAATATTCTTCATGCGACCTCTCAGGAGCCAGACTCGATGTTTTCAGGCTTACCTTTCAGGCGCAGGGAGAACGTTGCCGCCACTACGCCGTTGGTACCTGAAGACCAGGTGTGCTGGCGTATTTCAGCCAGGAACTTAAAGCCCTTGCCGGACGGGAAGATAACCTGGAAAGCGTAGGTCGTATCGTTGTCATAGGCCTCACGCAAGGCGTCCTGCGCCGGATTCTTGTAGAAGTTGCCGGACAGAGAGATTTCTGACGGAGAAGGCAGGCCGTTGATGTTCTCCTGCTCGGTAGAGCAAAGTGTTGTTACGTCGATATCCTGCTTCTGACCACCGGTGAACTGAATTTCTTTGATGGTGCAACTCAGATCGAGGAAGGTTGCGGAATCCATCGTTTCTTTGGTGGCTGGCAGGGAGGAAATAAGGATCTTCGTCAGCTGCGATTTTTCATAAAGTGCAGACATAGCTGTCTCCTGGAAAAAGAAAACCCGCCATCAGGCGGGTTCGTTGGGTGAATTAATTGTCAGGGGGTAACTTTAAAATCCAGGGTGACACGGTAGAGCCGATAATCTGGCTCGTACCCGGGGATTTTTACCACCTCTGTAGGGGTTAACGGCTCAAGCGAAGCGAGCACCAAATCTCTCAGGGATCGTGATTCAGCGATCGAAGTGGAATACACATCGACCTGAACGGAAACCCTGCTCTCTGCCTGGCCACACAGTACGTCAGCGGAAACATCATCGACGATGGAAAAGATAATCCAGGGTGGAGAGACAGACGGTTTCCCGTCACTACCTAATGGCGCAACATAGGGGTATACCCGTCCTTCTGCCAGGGAAGAAAGCAAGGCGTAGATATTATCTTCATTCACTTGCTCAATACCTCATCAATAGCCTGATTCATCCTGGCAATGGCGACGCTGGCGGCCTCTTCCTCGCGAGTATCGTAAGCGGGTCGCACAAACGGATGTGCAGGCATGTTCGCGGTGCCCAGCTCAACGAATCGCCAGTAAAAGGCGTTTCTCGGGTTATTCGCCTTCATCGTGTTATCGCTGTTTCCGGTGCGCAGGTTAACGCCACGAATATGGACGCCGGAAGAAATCTCCCCGCGGCGGCGGCTTTTTTGGGTAACAACCACCACGTTTTTTTTCAGTTTTCCGGTGCGTACCGGTGCACGTGCGATCACTTCGTCCTTAAGCACCTCCGCACCGGCGCGCGTGGCATCACGAAGAACCTTATTGTTTTCAGCGCGGCTAAGCGCCTCCAGATCCTTTGCGATGTCATTCAGGCCGGAAAAATCGAGGCTCGTCTCAATCATTTTTCAGCTCCCAGCTTGCACAATATCTCCAGGCGTTCCCCCTTTTCATCGGGTATTGGCGGGCCTATAACGTTAAGGGTTTTGCCTCGGTATGGCCCACTCTGAACCTTTAGCCTGGATGCCGCTGTTATAGTTTCTCCAGATTTTCCGCGAACCCATACCCTGACATCAGCCTGAGCAATTTCGGCACCGGCCGCCATTAATTCTCTTCCGCTCCGACCTCTGATATCTGCGCGGATGGTTTCACAATCTACCCATGTTTCAACAGGCTGGCCTGATTTGTCACGAATATGTACGGGGTTTTGTATCACAATAATTTGTATGAGCTTACCAGCGGATATAGCCATGAATGCCCTCAAATAATTGTTGGAAGACGAAGGTCATGAATCAAAAACGACACAGAAAATGGAAGCTCCCCATGCAGTAAATCTTCCTTGTCAGCCAGATCAGGGTTTCGGTACAGCATGCCCACCAGACGCATCGTAGCAGCCTTCATCCGGCTTAACGCTTCACCTTCGATTAACTTTCCTGTCTCATCAACAACCTTGTCACGGCTTCCCTGTATAAAAGCCAGTAACACAGAACTGGCTTCCTGAATTTTTTCCTTAAGCGGCCCGTCGTCAGCATCATGATCAATGTGCAGGTGATCCTTAATCTCAGCCAGCGTCACAAGTTCAATCACGTTTTATCCCTCCCGTCGCGGCCACGCTTAGCTGCCAGCGTCCAGCCTTTCGAGCCAGCCTCACCCGGCTTGTCCTGCGTCCGTTCGTCGCAGTGCCACAGGGAGCCGCCCCATGTAACCGTGTCGCCAGGCAGATATTCCTGACCGGATTTGAATACGCCCTGATAAATCATTACAGGCACGTCAAAGGATTTGGTTTCACTGGTGCCACTGGTGCGGTTAACCTTCAGGGTGAAGCAACGCTGCTCTGATTGCTGAATATCAATACCCGCCACGCCATCAACAAGACACTCCCAGCCTCGCATGCCATGGGTTTTCTCGTAAGCGCGCCACAGGCCGCCGTTATGCGTTGCATAGCTGCCACGCGGATAGCTTTTCTCTTCATCAATAAAGGGGAGAATTTCAAGAGCCAGCGCGTCCCGACCATCTGCGCCATCCTTACCCGGTTCAGCGGCTGGCATTGTGGATACCGCATCGCTTACGGCCTGCTCAACGAGCTGTTTAAGCATGGAAGGGTCAAAATCCTTACCATCCTTCGGCGTAGGAATTTCTGCCACGGCATTCCTGACCAGCTCCTGAATCATCGGCTGGACGTCTTCAGGCGTGACGCTTTTACCGTCGCGCGGTGCCGGGATTGCAGCTACCGCATCGCTGACCATAGTGGCAATATCCGGCAATCCTGGTGCTGTCGGCGCAGGTAAATGAGCGATGGCCGCCTTTACCATGCTCTCAATGTCGGGATCGGGCGCATTGCTGATTTCTTCAACCTGCTTTGCGAGCCTCAATAGCTTTTCTTCATATTCCTCTCGCTGCGCCTGAAGGTTTTTACTGAAGCTGTCACGCATTTCAGCGAGAACCTGACCAAATTCCTCACCCAGCACCTTTATCAGGGATAGTTCGCGTTCGTTCATTTTGTAAGAAATCCTCTGATCATGGCTTTGGCCGCCGATTGCTCGGCGTCGGTTAAAGCCTTTCCTTCATTCCCGGAGGTTGAAGACTGTGACGAACTGCTTTTACCGAAGGGATCATCCGAAGCATCACGGCGCGCCAGCGCCTCAAGGCTAAAATTCTGCTGCTGTAGGTAAAGAGAATCACCGCCGGCCAGCGGGGGAAGGTTCTCACTTTTTCGCGCTTCGTTTGGTGTGAGGATGGTATTTTTCACCCCCTCGCCCAGGGATTTGATACGGCGTTCACTGTCCATACGCAGCAGCGCATTAACGTCAAACTCAGTTCCTGTATCGCCTTCAAGCTCAAACGCTTCATCCAGCAGCAATTCGATGGATTCAATCAGGGACTGAAGACACTGCGAGTAATACTGCTGATCCTGCGCCTCAATATTGTCATGTGTCGGCAGCTCACCGATGCCAACCTTATAAGCTGGCACGTGAAACACGGAACAGACAATCTGCGCGGTCATGCGGAGCTGTTCGACAGTCTGCGCATCAGCAGCTGAGACCGTACGGGGAACATATTTCGCACCATTGCTCAGAATGGCGGTTTTACCCGCATTTTCCCCGGTATAACCAGTATCCCAGTTTTCTTTGATCTTCCTGGCGTTCTCTTCCGTAATCGAGCCCGGAACCTCGATAACGCCGCTGGGTTTCCCGCCATTGCGGAAAAAGTACGCCGAGCTTTCCTGAATATGGTGACCCTGCATTGCAGCCAGACCAGCGGCATAAATCGGGGAAAGACCAATAAGGGGATGGAACAGACAGTTGAAACGATCGTGAATAACCTCTCGTGCCGGTACTGTCACAGTTGAATCAATGCCCGCCATGTTATCCGGGTTGATCTGGTAGAAGACAGAGCCATCATCAGCTACCAGTGGCGTGACCTTGTTCCAGTCCAGCAGCCTCAGCTCAGTTATTTCACCGCGATTGTTACGGATCTTGAGCGCAACGGTATTACCTTCGCACAGCTTGGAATTCAGCCAGTGCTCAAAGAACTGGATGCGGTTCTGAAAGGCATTTGGCCTGGAATACAGCGCGGCTATCTTCCCGGTTTTAATTTCCTTCCGGACGCCATTTGAATCCTGTTTCATCAGGCGCGGAGGCATTTTAGCGATATCACTTGCTATCAAAGATATGCAGGAAAACACAGCATAATAGGAGAGAACCGTTTTGGGCTTAATTTCCATATTCTGCTGCCAGGCCCCGGCGTAGGGTTCATGAACATAACTGAACATAGGCGTCCAGCCGCCACGGCTGACAGGCTGCTGTAGATTTTTGACTTGCCCCTCTTTTCTTCGGAAAGGATTCCACATTAGCCGTTCTCCGCTTTACGCTTATTCTTCCTCACCCTGGTATTTACCTCGGTGAAATATTCAGCCTTGCCAAGCAGCACCAGCACCCTTGCGCACCGTTCGTCCACGGTCTTTACGTCTCCCGTAACAGAGTCATGTGTGCGTTGCAGATATCTGATTTTTGCCATGCAATATGGCGGGGTCCCCCCCGCCCTCCTTTCGCGTTAGCTTCCCTGGTTAGAGCCGTAGTTCACACCAGAAATAACCGCCACCGCTGCCGTGCGGCGACGCTTCCAGTTGATCCAGCGCTCGGCACGGATAGCCACGCTGTTCGTCTGGAACATGGAAACCAGCTCCGTTCCGGTTGGGCTGACGCTGTCGCCAGTAGGATCGCTTTCCATTTCCAGAGAGGCCTCACGTGACATATCCACTGCCACACCACCGTCGTCAGCCAGATAAATATCCGGCGCGTTCAGCAGGGTAAGATTGCTTCCGGCGTACTGCGAAACGATAGCCGGAAGCCCCTGGAATGTGCCGCCAAGCAGGGTCATTTCCGGATACATTTTCTGGCCCAGAGCATTTTTCTTCATGGACAGTGCCAGCGCGTTGGTGCTGGACATAATCCACACGCCGCCAGTTGGCTGGAGGTTATTGGAGACAAACTGAGCGAATGCCGCTTCAGCATCTGCATCCGGATCGCCGGTTGATGGAACAGCCACAATACCGTTGGTAATTGAGGCCGGAGAGACGTTAGCAACTTCAGCTTTCGCCGGGTTAATGAAGTCCGTATCCAGGCGTGCAATGACCGCTTCTGCCAGCGCATTACGCACCAGTGCATCAGCTGCCGGATTGGAGAACCGGATCAGCTCATCGGTCAGCACCGCAATGGCTGAGACTTTGGCGAAGCTGAACGTAATGGACTCAAAGTCGAATTTGGTCAGCGGCTTGGCCTTACCCTGACCTACCCAGCTTGCAGAACCGCCGGAAGTTTGTGCCGGAATGCGAATGTTGAACGGGACCTGACGCAGGGCTGGAATACCACCCTGACCGAAACGACCGATAATGGTCTGCGGGCGGAGGAATTCAACAAAGTCATTTGCGTATTCCTGATACTCCACCAGCGCACCAGCCCACTGAGGATCGGTCGTTGTGCCAGCACCAACAGCGGCTTTCAGCACATGGTGAAGTTTCGCATCATCCGGGTACTGCTTACGTGCAATTTCCAGCGCTTCAGAACGGCTGCCGTTTGCCGCCGCCAGTGCCTTGGCAAAACGGGCAAAGGCGATACCTTTCTCAAGATTTTGCTCAACGCGAATGATCCCCGGCGCGTTTGTCTTCACGGTGGTGAATTCGCCACCAGCAGCTTTAGATACCGGTTTTGCAGTTGATGCCAGATTGCTTTCCATGTCGCGCAGTCGCTTGAGGTGCGCATCAACGGATTTAATTTCTGCGGACGTGTTGTCGTAGCTCTCTTCTTCTTCAGCGTCCAGGGTGCGTCCCTCTTCAGCCGCCTTTGACATCACTTCATCGAGTGATGCGGCCAGCGCTGCACGCTTCGCTTCAAAGCTCTTGATTTGTTCTGCGATATTCATCGAATTGTTTCCTTTTTTGGTTTTGGGTGCTGTAGCGCCAGCGGTTTTAGAGGTTTTCACTACCGGTTTCACATTGCCTGACGCGGCGAGAAACTGGCGGTCGAAAGATTTAACGGTCTGGATGGAGCATTCAGCATTGGCCGGAATGGTCACCGCCGAGACCTCAAGCAGGTCCCAGGACAAAAAGCGAATACCGCCTTCATCCAGGAAGGAATACTCAATTGGTCGGAACCCAATCGACAGGCCTCGTACCAGCCCCGCCTTAATCGAAGCCCAGGCTTCATCAAGACGTGCGATCAGCTGTGATGGCATGTCGGAGGTTGGTTTCACGAGCTTTGCTGTGATTTGCAACCCCTCTTTCACCATTTTGGGCGTGCAGGTGCCAATAGGCTGAGAGCGGTCGTGCTGCCAGAGGAACGGCGTATCGCTGCGGAATTTCGCCCCCTCCGGCTCCATAATGTCACCGTCACGATCGGGAGACGGTGTTGAGGCGATGCCGGTGATAATCCGCTCATCCTCATTTACCGACTTCACCGTCATGAGGGTGCAGGCGCGTTTAAGCGTCATTTGCTGGCCTCCAGAAATGAAAAAACCCGCATGCGCGGGCAATTAACTGACGTGTGTGTTAAACGAAAAATACCTGGTAGTCTTTTTTGACCGGTTCGGGGTTAAGAGCCATTAACGTAACGGCGTTGAATGTGGCCATAAGAGGGTCAATTTTCCCCTTCCCGCTGGCCTGTTTGGTGATGAGTATGGCGTTGCCTTTCGGCTCCACACGGGCGTTTCCTACGCACCATGCCATCAGAAGCTGACCACCATGAAGCAGAACACCCTCAGCCAGCTTTCGCTCGGTAGTCTTAATGGCGCCGCCGAGTTTCCAGCCCTGGCTGACCCCGGTTACAGCCTCATCAGGAATGCCTGCCTCACTGAGCGCATCAAGAATTTGCCCTACCTCAGAGGGGTCAATCCCGATTTTGTCCAGCAGTTCGGCTTCATAAATCCGGCTGACGTACTCTGCAACTTGCTCAACATCCTCGCCTACCCGCTTAACGATCGTCAGGTCACCGGCCCCCTCAAAATCCTTTAATTTTGAAATTTCGCTCTTTCGCCTTTCCAGGGCGATGGTATGTGCCCATGCATGGCACCAGCATAACCACTCGCGCGTCTGGCGATCGCGCCCGATAACAGCCAGGCCGAGAAGGTCATCGAGACCACCGCCATCGATACCAACGGTGACCACCTCAGCACGGCGCAAAATATCGTCAAAAGTGACGCGCCTTGCCTGTTGCTCCCAGAAATCTGCCCCTGACCATCTGTCAGCGCGCAGGGCGAGACCGATTTCAACGTTGGCGTGCTTGGACATAAAGCCACGGAAGTCTTCTTCCCCGGCCTCTTTCGCTTTGTTGTATTCGCGGTAAAGAAACTGCTCGTCAACGGAGTAACCCAGGTTGGGGTTAACCATCGCGAGGTTATCCAGAAGAAGATGCTCTCCGCTGGCAACCATTTCCGGTGGATGCTCAAATATCACCGGAAGAAAATGCGGGTCGTGAATTTTTCCGTCGCGAACATCACGGGCGTACTGTAACTTTTTCTTAAACACGCCAGCCGGCGGTTCGTTGGACTGCGTGGTTGTGTACATCACAAAGCCTTCAGGTCGTGATGCCATGCCACCGACTGCCTCACGCAGCATATCTTCGGAGTTATGTTGCTTACCAAAAAGCCACAACTCGTCAATGAGCGTGCCGACAGATTTAATCCCCGAAACGGTGTTGGGGTCGGCAGCCACCACTTTCAGCGTCGTGTCCGTTCCCCTGTGGGTGATTGTCCTGATGTGTGTCTGCACCTGGCAGAGGTCATCCAGATCATCATCCCGCTTTACCATGTCACGCGCCGGGTTAAAAGCGTTTGTCGCCACCTCTACGGTCGGGGCGATGATGGTGTACCCGGCAGCCTGACGCCAGTTAAGCAGCAACGCCGTCATCATGATCCCGGCGGCCAGCGTAGACTTGGAGTTTTTTTTGGGGATGAGCACAAACACTTCTGTAATGTGCCTGCGGCCAGTTTCGGCATCATACGAGCCGAACAGCGCTGCAACGAGATCGAAAACCCACTGCGCGCAGGATTCACCGAACGTTGGCGATCCTGGAGCATCAACGATTTTCAGTTGCCTGAAAACGTTCAGAGCTATTTCTGCCTGCTCCGGGTAAATCGGTGCAGGAATAATAGACTGGCCTTTCTTCAGGCGCTCCGCCCAGTCAGGGCAGGCAGTTGTCCACTCTGGCATCATGTATTCCCGCGATTATTAACCACCAGTTTCGGCGGTTGCTGAATGGCAAACTTATTGGCCGCTTTTTTGGCAGCCTCAGCTTTTGCATCCTTCTTACCGCCCTCACCTTTCTTCTGATGCATATAAGGCAGCATGGCCTTTGCAGCATCTTTCCTGGTTTCGATTTCGTAACCAACGTTGTTCATAACCGATTTCAGGAAGTCGAGAGGGTCTTCATACTCACCGGCGGACGATGCCGCAGGAGGTCGTTTTTCTTCAGGAGTGTTTACTGCTGGGGTATAAACATTCCTGCGATACGCAGGTTCGTCATCCACCTCAACTTTTTCTCGTTTTTTCCGCTCAATAAACGCGATGACCTCCGGGTCTTTAGCAAGCTGCGACCCCTTGGAACGCGCGGATTTTTCAGAATATCCCGCCTTTATTGCCGCATCCTTCTGAGACATCCCGGACATCAGCGCGAGAGCATATTTCCGCTTCTGCGCTGTTAACATGTTTACACCCTCCAGAGGGGGATTTTTTCTGCGAATGAGAGGGGGCGAGGTGTCCAGGGCGATCGATGTTTACTCTGGATGATACCCCCCCGGGGTTGGCTGGACTCAAAGCCCTACAAATCCTGATGCCTGATCGCCTTCAGGCACCTCATGCTTCAGGGCCTGCTCATCAGGCTGACCGGTGGCAACTTCACGTGCAGACTTACCTGCGTGACATTCAGTGCAGAGCGTCCACAGGTTGTGCTCCGAGTTATCGCCTCCGAACTGAAGCGCAATACGGTGGTCGAGTTCACTGTCAGTCAAATCAACAACCCGATTACACATACAGCAGAGACCATTGTCACGCGCATAGATACGTCGCTTCAAACTCACCCTTGCACTTCCACTTATGCGGCGCTGCTCACCGTAGATCGGCTTTATGCGTCGCGTATCAATGGCTTTCAGGCGTGGCTTTAACGTTGTTAGCTTAGACATGCAACCTCCACGCCCGGCGGCGTTCTATACGTGGTGCTGAGTCCGGGTGACGCTCAACCGGCTCACCATCGGCATGGTCCACCAGCGAGTAACACGGATAAACCACCGCGCCGCCATAGGCATCCCCGACTGCATAGTCGGCTGGCTTACTGCTGTCCCATCGAGAAAGGACTCGTTCAATATGCTGAGGCGGTACGCTGTAGCACACGCCGTGTATAAGGCGCGGCAGCGTGATGAAGTCAGACCGTGTCTTGTCAGCAACAATCAGACGTTCGGCTACCTGCATCTGATACTGAGGTGGTCGGCCAGTGCCCAGGTAAAAACTCACCAGCGATTCCGGGAAGCGGTTAAGCCAGCTCGTGACTGAAGTGAAGAACAAGTCCACTGGCATCGCATCATCTTCAACAACAACTACCCGGCAAGGTTGCTCAGCAGCCCATTCAAGTGCGCGTCGGTGATTCCAGTTCGCGCCGTGGTTACCGTCATCAATCAGCAGATGAGCATCCAGCAGCGCAGCAAGACGTTGTGCATGTCCTAAGCGGGTGTGATGGCCGACCACCACAAACTTAATCTCTTCAGCCACCAGCGAATCTCCAATAAAAATGCCGCACGATGGCGGCTACTGTTTGAATATCAGGGTGTTGCTTCGCTTTAACCCTGGTTAAGGTAATCATTCAGCCCGTCAGTGGTGGGACACTGGCGCACTCAGCGCAGAGGGATGGCTGATTACCTCTGGATAAGGAAAACAATATGTCTAACATCAGATATATCGAAGGGCTAAAGCTTTCAACAACATGTGACACTCTGGAAGACGTAGCAACCGAGGTAACAGCACTTAAATTGGCCCTTGGTTTATTATTCGCGAGACTGCCTGATGCAGAAAAAAATAATCTTTTGATTGAGTTGACTCAATACGACTACCCAGCATTTCAAAAGCTATCTACTGAATTGAAGCAATTTATGCCGAAGTAATTTTAAGGGCCAGGCAACTGGCCTTTAGTCGAAATTTTGGAGCAAAAAATACAACCATTTTCTTGTCTTCACTCAGGCACATGTAAGATTTACCCATAATACATATCTCTATTATTTATGTTTCCACCACGCAGACTCCTTGCCAATACCATCAGTCTTAAAAACTGTGTGGATGCGCGGGCCGGTGACAATGCGATCGCCAAAAGACTTAGCGACAATGCCAAAAGCGATCATATCCCCCACCGCGGCGCCAGCCTGTTCTTTCTTCCAGAAACGATAACTCTCGATCCGGTAGTAAAGACGGATGATGCCGTGAGCAAACGCCATGACATCAGCGCGTGTACCGCCCAGCAGTCCAGCGTTAAGCATCACATCGCCGCGGTGCGATTCAATGAATTCCTGATAGATACGCTCAGGATGATTCTGTTTCGCCCAGGTGTCGGCGTAGGTCTTCGGTTCAGAACCGACGTAAACAGTCCCGGGCTGCATTTCTTCCCACGGTGCGCGGAGCATTTCGACATCGGTGCCATCGGTACACCAGACGAACCGGTATTCAGGGTGATCGCGCAGGTGCTGCCAGATATGCAGCCAGCGCCGGAAGTAGACATTCATCTTCACGTCAGGAACGCGATACAGCTCAACGTCTTCCGGTGCCGTCTGCAACTCATCCACCAGCGCGATACGGCCACAATTGCGAAGCGATGACGCCCACCTACTCAACATGTCAGGTAAGGCCGTCATTTTCGTACCGCGCTGGGGGTCGGGCTGGCTGGTCAGTAGCGTAGTGATAACAACGTCACGCTGACGCTTGTACTCCACATAACCGGTAAACCCGGTATCACGCCGTTGGTTGTGGATTTTTACGTTACGTTCCACCAGCGCCTGACGGTCTGACTTCGGTACCGAACGCTCCACGGCCTCATGCTCATCGAGAGAATGAATCAGCTTTTCTGAACCTACGACATCAGCGTAAGCCCACATCGTGAGTCCAGCATTATGAATACGCAGGGCGAGGTCGCTGTGCTCGTACATGCCGCGACCATAAACCGGATCGAATCCGCCAACCTTCTCAATGGCAGTACGGTGGTAATACAACATCACGCCGCGCTGCCCGGTGTACGCCACATGCTGATCGTCACGATAAAGCACCGAAATGTCATTCAACTTATTGCGGCCAGCCAGATCGAGAAACTGGTAAGCCAGATGTGGCTCGGGTGATTCGATGTAGGGAAGATGCCAGTTATCGGCGATGGGCCAGGCGTCATCATCCCATAAAAACAGATGCTCACACCCGGCATCCATCAGGGCTGACAGGCTGGCGTTCTTCGAAGCAACAATGCCGAGTGATGTTTCATGGCGAAGCAGCCGCACGCCGTCGGGCACTACAGCGGCAGGTTTCGAACCATCATCGATAACAACCACCAGCGCGCCGGCTGGCAGGTGCGTCATGTGCTGTTCGAGAGCTCGTTTCAGAACGTCGGGGCGTTGGTGTGTCGTTATTGCAATGCCAATCCGCGATGAATTTGCGCAGGCGGGTGCATACGGGACACCATCAATAGTGACCTGCATTTGATTTTCCTTTTAGACGTGAGCCTGTCGCACGGCAAAGCCGCCGAAAGTTTACGGTTTGCCCAGGCTCACAGCTGAAAGACTTTCTTTGATGTGCGCGTGCGATGCGCATAAATGCCGCGCGATGCGGTTACTGTCTGAATATCAGGGTATTACTTCGTTCCAACCCCGGGTAAGGTAAGCATTCAGCCCGTCAGTGGTGGGACACTGATTCACGCAAAGAGGAGGAATGGCTGAATAACTCTTCGAAGGAAAAAGGATGATCACCAAAGTAAAAATCAAGTTTATTTCCCCTATTGATGGATCGGTATCAGATACCCCCACGGAGCATGCAATTCCCGTAGTTCCATTGACAGTATGGCCAAGTAGCTCAAAAGATATAAACGTTTATAAACCAAATGGATTGAAGGCTGGTGCCTACGCACTTATAGATACCGGAGCAGATCTTTGCTATGTGGATTCAGACTTTGCTGACGATTTAAAACTCCCAATCGCGGAAAAAACAACTGTGAGCGGAGCCACCTCAACAATAGAAACTACAGTTCGGCATGCGGTAATATCGTTCACTGAGGACGAAAGAGTTTTTTCAACAGAATTGACTTCAGTGCCATTGGTAAGTAACGGGAGAAAATTCCAGGTCGTTTTCGGAATGCAACTAATTAAAATGGGCGCCCTTACGATGGATTTTTCCAATCAAGTATTTGAGTTAACATTTTTTAACTAACCCCCCAGGGATACCTCCCTCTTTTGCAAGACTGGATAAGGGCATTGCTTTTGCTGTTTTCCAAGAATCGGTACCAGAATTGAGTTGCGATTTAATATCTTTTAATTCGCTCTCAATTCTCTTTACACGTTCAGCTAAAGTCATGATTGCCTCTTAATAATCGCTTAACATCTACAAAGCCTGCCCGAAGACAATACATACCATTATCAAGCCCACCAGCAGGTGAGCTTTGTAATGGTTACTGCTCTTTGGTAAATGACGTTATTCCTAGTTCTTTAAGCTGATGTTTAACGGCTCCAATGCGTCGGCTAAGTTCCCCAGTAACGCTGCTACGTACCGCATTAACAAAAGCATCATCCTGATAACGACTCTGAATCGTTATGCCAAGCCCTTCCCCGCGGACGACGAGCGAGTACTGCCATTCAAGTTCCTTAAGCTGTTCGCATAAGGCTGAAGCCGCGTTAACATTATTGATGTTCATTTCCATGCACCTTTCCGCAGTTCGCCTGCCACGCTTTGTTATGCGCCAGGATGTCTCGCTTCGTCTGGCGGTCAAGAACATCAATGTCGTGATCAGTAAGGTAGATTGGCTTTACCCAGTCACAACCGGTATCAATCACCACCGGCACGCTTCCACGTGTCCCGCAGCTCGCGATCAACATCGTCGCCAGGCATATGGTTAACAGTCTGCTGTACATTGCTGGCCTCTTTCGTTGCTTCTACCCGGCGTTCGGCTGCTGCGACCGTTGCCGCTGCATTATCTTTGGTGCGCTGCTGATCGGCTTTAGCCTCTGCTTTGCTGGTGCCGCGAATATGGCCCAGGCCAAAGGCACCGGCGATAGCGGAAATCACCAGTGCGGCCAGCCCGATTATCGTTTCGATACCCACACTCACCTCACACCAGAACAGATTTCGCCAGGTTAAACAGCGCGCGGCGTTTATCCAACCCGTTTCTGCCGCCATTGATAAGAAGCGTCACGCGCTCCACGTCGCCGGAATGAAGCAGGCAACCGCGAGACGAATAGAACCATGCAGCTGAGCGCGCGGCGTATTCATCCTGTTCAAGCAGCTCCGGGTGGGTAACAAGGTCCAGTTTCAACGCGTGGCCACAACTGCGATAGTTGCTCAGCCCGGTAACCTGTTTCAGCCCGCGACCGCGATATTTCCAGCCATCACCAGCAACCTGGTTGCCCAGGTTCTTTTTGCCCCACTCACCGCCATAAACCAGATTGGCTATCGCTTTCTGATTTGCCGGTTGCGTTGCCGTTCTGCCGAGTGCGGCGGCCTGCTGTGCAGTAATGCGATGCTTGCCGAACGTAGGTACCAGGTTTTCTGCCGCATAGTTCAGGTTTTCCACCAGCCGGGTGAAACCGCCGGACTCATGGCCCATCTGCGCGATAAACATGGCCTGATCGAGCGGCGCGGTTATGCCGAATTCCTTCATTGCAGCATCGATATAGCGAAACCAGCGCACGGCTAGACCGGCGCTTATACCTGCCGCCTTTTCAAATTGTGTTTGGTTCATTAGTGCCTCAGATGATCTACCAGACGTGCCAGATTTCCCCGGGCCCTCATAACGGCGGCGCAGATAAGGAGGTTTGCCACCACCACCAGCCAGCTGGAGTCACGATAGAGACCGAAGATAAACTGCAACGGGATAACGGCATAAACCAGTACGGTTACATACGCCATGATAGAGATGAAAGGACGATGCCGGGCGCCATGTCGCTGGTAGAACATCAGAACGATAACAATTACCGCGCAGATAAATGCATTAAAGAATGCAGTCAGCTCACCTGCCATTTCCCCCTCCTCCGCGTAAACGCGAGAAAAAGCTGAACAGGCTGTTCAGATCCTGGTTATTAAGATAAGTTAGGATTTTGATACACAGGGCAGACAGAATCACTGCTCCTAGTGCATCCAACGGTTTTTCATATCGCGATGCGGCATTTAGCAGTGAGCCAACAAATCCAGCCCCAAGCACCCCAACGATAAACGACGTCAGAAAATACCCAGCCAGTCGTGCACGAGACAGGTTCGTTGCTGTTGCGACGTAGAACACCGCACCACCAAACGCCCCAAACACCACACCGAAATCTGTATGAGTAAAGACGCCGTACAGGACTGAACCCAGCAGGCCGCCGCCGAGAACAGCGCCGGTGCCGGTTAATGGATCGGACATTAAGCCCCCTCTTATTGCCGTGAGTCCTCTCAGAACGAGGGGAAACAAAAAAGGCCACCCGAAGGTAGCCTAAGATTTTTAATTGAATAATTAACGTCTACGCACAGAGAGCAGTAGCATCATTAGCCACCAGGCAATGATCTGCAATATTAGCCGAACCAAATCCACCTTCAAAACATACGGGAAGGTTAGGCTTTTTAGAGTTAACTCATAGATATGTGGAACATAAAAAATCCAAAAATAGCCCTGAAAGGCTGCGTAGGTGCCGCGAGGGAAATATTGGAACGCCTGGAATGGAGGAAACAATATCATTCCAATCGTGCCTAAAATCGTAATTATGAAAACTGCATATGAGATTTTTATTTTCATAAAATTAACCAAACAAGTGCGGGTCAGTTAGATATAGCATCGATTTCATGAAAATAAAAAACCCGCAACGTGGCGGGCTTTTCGGAGTGAATTATCTATAGGCGATATACTCCATAATCAGAAGCATACAGGACAGTTTTATGCAAAGTCAACACTAACGTGCAAAAAAGTGTCGCCATTTGCTCCGATCATATTAATAAGTTGTTGCCTTCTCAAATTCTACTGCCGCGTGACGCTCCCACTGGCGCAGCGTGTCCACCAGCATTTCATAAAAGGGTTTCCAGTTGCGTGACCATGAGGACTGATGGAGGGCCGGGAGACGCTTCAGAATGGCACGGTGTACCGTCGCCGAGGAGATAGCAGAGAAGCCATTACCAGAGCAACGTTCACAGGTTTTGAAAACCGGTGCGCCACGTTCTTTGGTCGCTTTGCGATCCAGCACTTCACCTTTACCGCCGCATCTGCACCGCGCAAGGATTACCTTTTTCCCTCCGCAGGTTTCGCAAACCCTTTTCACCAGCTCATTTTTAATCTTCGGGGCCACCACTTCGGCACCGTCATCGTCGAAGATACCAGGATGTTTAACCACATCCTCATTCCCGGAGATAAAACCGGTACCGCTGCAACTGTGACATGTCACGCTGGTAGCCGCCGAACGGGAGTAATCAGCAAAGGCAAACTGCGCCAGCGTCAACATGCATGCTCCGAGCTTGTCGCCAGCGGCTTTGCGGACATTTTTAGGAGCGTTTTTGATAGCAACCTGCGCCAGCGCCTGAACTGCGAGCTGTTCATCTGTTTTGCTGATGCCGGACTTGCCGAAGAAAGCAGCCAGGCCGAAGCGTGCACGGCTGCTGGTGGTACCAATCGCCGCCATAACATCAGTGCCGGTGAGACGATCCGGAGAGGTTCCTTTCACGTCGTCGCTGATGTGCATACCCTGAGGGCTGAAATGTTTGAGTGATGTTTCCAACTTCATTGAATGGTTTCCCCCTTTTCAGCAGTGCCAAACCAGCCAGGGTGCGCCCACTGGACATCAGTCACTTTATCGCCGTTACCCCACAGCGTCAGAACACGCATAGCAACGTAGTGCATAAGGATTTTTTCATGCTCTCGCCACTCATCATCAGGAGTGTCTTCAACAAATTCAGCGATGGCGTCAGCAATAAGACCGAAACACTCAGGGAAATCACTATGAACGATTGCGATGTCTTTTGCTGTTTCCTGAAGCTCCAAAAAACGCTGCTTGGTAAAGAGATACGACATTTCTCTAATTAGGCGATCCATTTTAATACCTCGTTGCGTTGGTGGCTTCCCACTCAATATCAAGTTCACTTTGCTGTTTGCCGGCCAAGTAATTGAAGGGCCCTTTATCACCCTCGATAAACTGGTGTGAGCGGGAATCAAAGTTGGCCCCTATGTCTCCGATCCAGCCCTCCCCTTCACGTTGTTTCAACAGGCGAATCATCGAGGCGGGCATTTGGATAGCAGTCTGTTCGTCCTTATCAAGACTCTCATACCCCATTCTTTCAGCTTTGCGCTGGGCCAGTTCGCGCGGGATATTACGCCAGACGGCCATAACGTTGTCGGGCATGTCAGTTAAAGCGCCAGTGCCTTTAACATCCATTTTCCCTGTTGGTGCAGCTTCGTTTGTTTTTCTGGCATGCGTTACTAGCAGAACATGGCAGTTGTGCTCGTTTTTAAAGTCGCAGAGGGTATCGATAAATTCTTTTTGTCCACCGTAGTCCTCCTCATCGAGTCCACATTTTGCCAAGTTGTCGATAACGAAAAGATCGATTCCATAGCGGCGTCTGGCATAGGCAAATATTTCCAACAGTCGATCGGCCTTGGCTGTTCCGGTGAGTTTGAACACCCAAAGACGATCAGAAAACCACTCGTTAGTCATGATGATTTCAGTACGTTCTGGGTTTTTTCTACAAATGGTTTGCCGGGTAAGACGAGCCAACATTTTCCCAGGCTTAAGCTCCAGCGAGGCAATGCATACCCGGACTCCCTGGCTCATGGCATTGACGGCGATATGTCCCACCAGCTCGGTTTTTCCGTGGCCGTTTACTCCGTTAACCAGCGTCAGCTCTCCGGCGCGGAATTTGAAATTACTGTTCAGCGAATCCCACGGGCTGGAAAATAATCCAACGTCTCGATGCTCGAACGCATACAGTGTTTCCTGAAGGAGATCACCCGCAGAGCAGAGTTCATCAGGGTCAAAGAATTTAGCGGTCCCCAAGTAGTGCCAGATTTCATCCTCGCTCATCCCGGAGGTCAGGCATTCATTGATATCTTTGTGCGGCAGCTCTACCAGGCGGCAACGATGCTCCCCTAGACGACGAGCAATTTCTTTTGCGGCTTCGCGCCCTACATCATCGTTATCGAGGCTTAACCAAATTTCTTCGAATCGGTCGAGGTTGTGATACTCGTATTCGATCCATTGCTGTTTGGCCCCTTTTCCACCGCCGAACGGTACCGATAGAGCACTGATACCGAATTGCGAGTAGGTCATACAGTCAATCTCTCCTTCGCAAAGCACAACAGCGCGAGCTTTCGCGTCCATAGCCTGCCAGCCAAACAGACATGGCTCGCAATCAGCTTCAGCCATGATCAACTTTTTGCCATTTGGTCGTTCAGTGCCGATTCGCTTTACCTGCAAAAGCTCACCGTTGCGAAGATACGGAAACGCCACTGCCGGAATTTCGCGGTTTTCATCGTGGTACCAGACGACTGCGTCCGAAACACGGAATTGATCAGCTGTCTCTCGGGTGATGCCACGGGAAGAGAGGTAGTCGTAGCAATGGCTCGCCTTTTTAACGCCTTTTTTGGTTGGCCGTGAGAAGGTTTTTTTCTTCGCCTCGAAGTGGTTATCGTCGTCCTTCAGCCCAAGGAACTCTTTCGCTTCCCGCATAGCGTCGTGCAGCTGGCAGTTACGCACCAGCACCCAAAGATCAAGCAGGTCTCCGCTGTCGCCGCTTGCAAAATCTGCCCAAGTCTTCTTACCACCGAGATTAATTTTCAGGCTCTTACCGGCATCACCATTGGTATTACCAGCGCACCACTCCTTGCCCTCGAGGTGTCCTCGTGGAAGCAGGTATTTCGCAACTCTTTCGGCGTTGTCCCACAATTTTTCAGATAACTCAGCAGGGGTCATCACACACTCCGTAAATCGAATTTGATAAAGCACATAGTCACGAACTCATCACGCAGAAAGCCGCGGTTATAGCCGGAAACCAGTAGACGTTTGAGGATGCTTTTCATGGTCGGTTAGCTCCGCGCTTCATGCGGTCAATGGCTGCCTGGCTGATAAATACCTCAGCCGAACCGTCACTTGGTTTGGCGAACCAGGAAGCCCCTGTCCCACCGACGGCATTTGCGCTTGCGGATATCTGAGGAGCTCCATTTGGTTTTTCATCGTTCCAGCGCTCTCCGTTCAGGTATGACGCTGGCAGGAGTTTGTCGAACCCCATTTGCTGTGTTTTCACCCGGAGGCTGATATCTTCAGCCAGCATAACGGCGAAGTTCTCAGGCGTACCTCGGTTCGCTTTTTTCCAGTCGCGATATTTGGTCCTGAACGCTGACTTAGCCTTGACCTTGGCATCCTTTCTCAGACCTGCCCCCCAAAAAATATTTTCGAAAGCGACATCGACTGGATCTTGGCCTTCAGCATCATCTGATTCTGAATCAGGTTTTTCCTGTGCAGGTTTCCCTTTCGGCTCGTCAGATTTATCGCCATCGGTCCGATTCAAATCGGACAAAGTAGTTTTATTCCTTTCCTCTTCCCTTCCCTTCCTTTCCCTTCCGTCAGTGAGTTCGCCGTGAGCACTCAGTGAGTCCTCAGTGTTAACTCCATTGCTTGCATGTGAATCATATGTTTGTTTTTCATCATCATTCACTGAACCATCCATGTAATTAGGTGCTGGTTTCCGTGAGCTATCAGCGACTTCTTCTGGAGTAGGTATTGTTGTTGCGGATGGTCGGTTAATTTTCTGGTGTTTAGAAAAACCATCAATGTGAATATATTCAACACCACTCACTGAATACTCACTGATTAACCCAGCATGGCTAAGTTCTTTAATTAACGGCTCGCAGTCGATCATGTCGGCAGGGAAAATCTGCATCTTGATGCGCTTCGGGGAGCGCACCAGATTGCCTTTGTCGTCGGCAAAATTGAACATGCCGATAAACATTAGGCGCGCCTCAAATGAACACTCGACAATCTTCTCATCAGTCCAGAACTCAGGTTTAATTGTTCTAATGCGTGCCATCTATCAGCCCTCCATCAGCACAAATAACCTCACTTACATCAGGCTTTGGCTGGAATTTGGCATCAACCAGGGAAGCCTTGCGCGCATTGCAGGAATCACACAAACATTGCATGTTGTCTGGGTGGTGAGCACCACCGTTACGTCGCGATACAATGTGATCTGCGACCAATTTAATGCGGTCTTGACTGCCACAATGACGGCATTTGAATCCGTCGCGCCAAAGCACAAATTCGCGTAGTGCGCGATGGCAAGGTACGCGCATTTTCAGGCGTCCTTTGATCGTGGGCACTTTCCATTTGTTGCCGTTTTGGTCCAACCAAAACTCAGACGGCACCTTTCCGTAATCACGCATTTTGCGCCTCCGAGACCTTTGTAAAATATTGTTGGAACTTCCAGACAGGCTGCATGCATTCATGCGGATAATTCTGCCTGGTGAAATACACCTGCTGCTTATCCCGATTCCAGCCGGTGACATGCACAATCACACCGCGCGGATCGCGATAATCGATATCCAATGGCTTAATTTGGTTTTCGGTAGTGATTGAGTGCGACATATCACACCTTATTGCCCGGGTGAGGGAATAATTTTGGTTTGTCAGGTCTCAGTTCATGGGCGGGAATCCCAGTTAAGGCCGCAACATCAGGCACATGTTCCACCCCAACAACACCAACCTTTCTCCAGCGAGAGACAGAGGGTTGTTTTACACCTATAGCGCGAGCTAGAGCATTTACTCCTCCAGCAGCATCAATAGCTCTTTCAATTGCTGATTTCATTTTTTTGCTAATCCCGTTCAGTTGCTATCGAACTAATGATAGCAATTGCTATTGGAATGAGCAATAGACTTGTTTATCATGCTTGACTAGAATGTGATAGCGGAGGCTATAAATATGCAAGAGAGAACACTTAAGACGCTAGCTGACAGACTTAACTACGCAATGCATGAGATGGGCATGAGCCAGGGGCAGTTAGCCAAAGCTGCGAATATGGCACAACCAACCATATGGCGAATAACATCTGGAAATGCTAGAGGCACAACCAAAATCGTTGAAATAGCTAATGCCCTGGGTGTTCGTTCGGAGTGGCTATCAAACGGTACTGGACCAATGAGGGGTGACGACCAACAACCACCCCCACCGATGAATAACAAAAAAGATCCAGCCATCTTCAGAGTTGACGTACTCGACCTTACCGTAAGTGCTGGCCCGGGCATAATTAACAGCGAATTCGTGGAGGTGCTGCGCTCCGTGGAATACTCAGTTGAAGATGCCCGTCAAATGTTTAATGGCCGGAAACAGGAGCAGATACGCATCATCAACGTTCGAGGTGATAGCATGTCTGGCACCATAGAGCCAGGGGACTTACTCTTCGTCGATATCAGCGTTCAGCACTTCGACGGAGACGGTATATACGCGTTCATCTACGATGACACATCGCATGTTAAGCGCTTACAAAAGATGAAAGACAAACTCTTAGTTATCTCTGACAACCATACCTATCTACCATGGGAACCAATCGAGAAGGAAGAGATGAACAAAATTTTCATCTTCGGAAAGGTGATCGGCAGCATGCCGCAGACCTACAGGAAGCATGGGTGAATAATGCAAATGAAAATAAAAACTTACGCATAACAAGCTGAATGGATTCTTAACCCGGCCAGTGCGCCGGGTTTTCTATGTTCCCCAAAATAGTAGCCACCAGTCAACCAGACGGGCGACTACCTGATCGGAACTCCGACCCTACCCTCTTGCTCTCTGCGAGCATCTCGCCCTTTCACAGTCCATTTTATTCTCAAGCTTCGATGCTCCAACTCCCGATATCTCATGTATTGGTAGATCACTGTCTAAAGGACAATTATTTCTACCGTGCTGTTACAAACACATCAGCAATAGATTTTTTTATTTTTGATATCAACGACATAAAAATTAATAGCAATTTAAATAGCAATACCTATTGCAAAGACCAATAGCAGGCTCTATCATCATTCTATCAAATCAACTCAGAGGTGATAGAAAATGTCTCAGAAGATAAAAACATTTAAGGGGTTGTCCATCCATCCTTGTGATGCCTTCAAGAATATGTCCTTGATTGTTGAAGCAGCTAGTTTGTTATCGGCGGTTGATGATGACGAGTATAGAGAAATTAGCGACATTCTTCTCGCGTTTGTCTGCAACTATGCAAACGAGGCCCATAAAAATGAATGGGATAAACGTTAATGAAAAATCCAATCGAAATGCTAAATGATATTGCTGCGGAAATCACTGAGAATGCTTCGTTACTGGAGGTTATTTACCGCATAAATGAATTTTCACCGGAAGCCGATAACACAATTGCCTGTCTGATTCGTTCTATGCTAAAGACCAGCCAAACTGCTTACGAGTATGTGGAACAACTTAGCATGCAGGATGGAGCTGAATGTCAGCGGGGACAGCAATTAGAATCGCCAACAGCGCTAGCTAATCAACTTAACTCTTGGGCTTGTGATATCGGCGATTGTAAGCTTGCCGTTTATAATTCAATGGATGATATACCCACAGAATCAAACTCAATTGGGGTTTTAAGTCTAGTCTCCCAAAAACTGGATGAAATGCAGAGCATTATTAGCTCTAAAGCGGACAAGATCGAATTCAATAAGTAACGCTAAATAATAAAACAAATAACACCTTCACTTGTGTGGCTTCCTGCAACCTGAAAACAGGGTTAGGTTAAAAATGACTTTCATCAAAGATAAAGCGGCATACAAAACAGCATGTCTTTTCTTTATGGTCTATGGCGACGAGTACCGCCATATATCTGACCTTTTCATGCGTAAAGCTTACGGAGTCTGAATATGCTCAGTAGAGACAGTTCTCTAGAAACCGCAAAAAATACAGCAGATAACCTTTATCAATTAATGGAGTTAATCAACTCCAATATTATTGATATGGATATCGAGCAAATAATTTCCCTGTCTGGCCTCTGCCTTGATTTATCGGCTCAGGTTTCAATGTGGATGGATTCGGAGTTTGAACGCCGTGAAAAACAACGTAATTGAAACTTACCGACGCAGAATTTTAAAGGCAGCGTTATTACGCCACCAGCGTAAAACAGGCAGTAACTGCCTTGTTATTAAGCTCAATAAAGGCGGTATTAACACGGTCGAGTTAACAGAGATTCTTCTCGATGGATTATTACGAAAATTCGAAAGGCTCGCGATCAGTGAGTACGGGAATGTCGAAGGCGTAAAAGCTATCAAGGGAATTTACAGCAGCGCTGTTGATGTTAATGGCAGCGGTGAATTCCTTACGGATAGCGGGAAGGAGTTAATCGACGAGCTCATTTCTGAGCTGGTTGAGTTCGTCAAAAAACAAAAAGTGGAGGCTCCGAAAACGGAGGGTCATGAAATGGGGGGATCTGATGGCACTTACAGCGATACGAATTCCTGAGTGGGTTCACCTCAAAGCGGTACACGTTTTAAGCCAGTTCAGGGCAAGGCGCATTCACCCCTGCCGAATGCACGGCTCCGGGAATTTGAGCCTCAAAGTTAACCATCGCTGGCGGCTACTCTCCCGCGATGGCGGCAAGAACTGGGAAGTAATGAGTCACGAACGATACAGCAAAGTTAAGGACCGGAAATGAAAGATAAACGCACCGTAAGCATGATTGACCTGGCATTACAGAAACATGATACGCCAGCTGGACCTCTGTACGTGGCGGTACGCCACGGTCGTATCAAAAAATGCTTCACGCGAGATACGGCGATCCGCTATCTGGCTTTCTTCATGACCACCGAAGCTTTTGAGCGTTCAGGTTTTCCGCAGCGTCACCCACGGGTGCGTATTGATCGCGATGATATGGAGGTATGGCGAGACGGGAAAACAAAGGCTGAGTATCTGGCCGCCCACCAGCGTTGTGTTCGCCGTCTGCGTCGTATTCTGGCGCGCAAGCGAGAAATGGAAAAATGGTGTGAAAAATGGGACGCGATGCACGAGCGCTACGTCAAAGAACGTGACGAACTCAAAGCAACAAAGCCTGCCGGGGTACGCTGAATGAAAATCCAATACCAGGACTATGGCGCTGTAGCAAATATCGTTATCTCCAGCACCGTATTCGAGTACCGGAAGCATAACAGGGTAGTTGAAAACACTCTGTTTCTGGTGCCAGCCGTAGTGCGTTCACGGCACGGAACTTTCATCCTGAAAACAGTTATTTCAGGTAAAAGCCGTGATGCATTACGCGCTTACAGAACTGCAATCAGGGAGGCGGCACGATGAATACAGCGTTTGAAATATGGGTACGTATGCGATACGGAAATCGTTACGACCTGACACGGGATATTCAGGGGCTTTATTGCCGGGAAGTGGTTAAGCGGATGTTTGAAGTGTGGTGCCACTGCCGTGGCCTGGATGTAGTGTGAGGTGATTATGAGCGACGTTGTTCTTCTGGTACCGAATGACTGGGTTAGCGAAAAGGTTCTGATTGCGGTTACCGGGCTCAAGCCCGGAACCATCCTCCGGGCCAGAAAAGAATGCTGGATGGTTGGGCGGGAATATGTGCACGTTTCACCGGACGGAAATCCGAAACCTTCCAGCGAGTGCATGTACAACCGTAAAGCGGTCGATGCGTGGGTGGCCTCAATGAAAAACAAACAGCCTGGGTGATCTGAGGCCATGAAAAAGGTAATCTCATATCGCTCTTGGGCGTCTGGAGGAATCAATGGATAAAGTTACATATCCAACAGGCGTCGAAAACCACGGTGGCACATTGCGCATCTGGTTTAATTTCAAAGGTAAGCGTGTCAGGGAGAGCCTCGGTGTCCCTGACACCGCTAAGAACAGAAAGATCGCCGGGGAACTGCGGACATCGGTATGTTTTGCCATCAGAACAGGCACATTTGAGTACGCGGCACAGTTTCCGGACTCCCCTAACCTCAAGACTTTTGGGGTGGGGAAGAAAGAAATTACAGTGTCAGAGCTTGCCGAAAAGTGGCTGGATCTGAAGAGAATGGAAATCTGCGCGAACGCACTCAACCGTTATGAGTCGGTCACAAGGAATATGGTGCCAAGGATCGGGGGGAATCGGCTGGTATCGGCGGTGACTAAAGAGGAATTACTGTATATCAGGAAAGATTTACTGATCGGTCACCAGATGCCAATGAAGGGGAAGGTCCCGGCAAAAGGACGAAGTGTTGTCACCGTAAATTATTACATGACAACTATTGCCGGAATGTTTCAGTTTGCCGCAGATCACGGTTACTTAGAGGTGAACCCATTCGACGGGATAAAGCCTCTTAAAAAAGCCAGGGCAGAGCCAGATCCACTAACTCGTGACGAATTTATTCGCCTGATTGATGCATGCCGGCATCAGCAGACGAAAAACCTGTGGTCACTCGCAGTATACACAGGGGTCCGTCATGGGGAGCTGACCTCCCTGGCCTGGGAGGATATCGATCTTGAAGCTGGAACAATAACAATCAGGCGTAATTATACAAAACTGGGTGAATTCACTCTACCGAAAACTGAGGCGAGTACTAACAGAGTGATACACCTCATCCAGCCTGCAATAAACGTCCTGAGGAATCAGGCGGAAATGACTAGGCTTGGAAAAAAGCATCAGATCGATGTTCAACTGCGCGAATACGGCAGAACTGAGAGCCACAAGTGTACATTTGTTTTCAACCCTCAACTGGTCAGAAGATGTCAGCAGGTGGGGATCATCTACAAAGTCGACTCGATAGGTGATTTATGGGACGCGACGATGAAGCGAGCAGGGATAAGGCACAGGAAAGCATATCAGTCGCGTCACACGTATGCATGCTGGTCACTGTCAGCTGGCGCTAACCCCAGCTTCATTGCCAGTCAGATGGGCCATGCGAGCGCCCAGATGGTCTTCAACGTATACGGTGCGTGGATGGCAGACAGCAGTAGTGAGCAGATCGCAATGCTGAATCAGAGGCTCGCGGATTTTGCCCCACAGATGCCCCAAAGCATACATAGCAGTGCCAGAGCATTATTGAAATCAGTAAGTTAG